AGTAGATGTGAGTAAGTTTTAGTATTATTGGGTAATTCAGCGAAAGGCATCTTGAGGCAACTTGCTGTATCGTATAAGTTTTTCATGATTCTACCTCCTCATGCAAAACCCATATTTTGTTGTTTTCTACAGGCAGAGCTGCTCCTGTATTTGGGCATTTAAAATGGGTTGGTAGAACGCTTTGCTTACTTCCCGAGTTATTCGTAAACTCCATATTCTCAACACAGATCAAACCATATTTGGAACGACATCTTTCATAGCCAAGGCTCGTTGCCTCATTAGTGAATTTGATATATCCCTTGGTCGCTAAAACAGATATACGTTCTCTGATTGTTTTATTTCCGCCAAGGCTTGCCTTACTCTCGAACTTTTCTGCAAATTGATTGCTGGTATATAGGTTTCCTTTGAGTGCTTCTTCAGCAATTAAATCCAAAACAACATCAGACTTTCTGTGCCTTTCAGCATCTAGCTTACTACCATAATCCTGCTTGATTAATCGCTCAGAATATGGATTTAACTCAACCCATTTATTATCTTCTTTCTCAACTATTTTGCGTGGGATCGATGAGCCATTTCTCAGCTCAAAATATAGATTTATTCTTGAATCTAGCTCGTCAGGGCGGTGAAGAATAAGTCCGCTTGAATAGAAGCTTCTGAGACTTCCAGCGCCAGAAAATGCTTGAAATGGATCTTCCTCAACTTCTTTCTTTTTAATCTTTTTGGTATGGTGACAAAGAATAATGCCCATATCTGGGTTGAGCATTGAGCGAAGTTTCTCAATCCGATTTTGTAAGAAAAACAACATGGCATTATTGTCATTTTCACTAGAATTGGGAGCGCCTCCGTCAAAGAGATTTCTGATTGGATCAATGCATAAAATATCTATCTTTTGATTAGGAAAATTATGAGCGATGGTTTTGTAAACTGTGTCGACACCATCATCATTTAGAATCATCTGAATATTGGTCGTAGATACTAAATTGCTGGATGCTTTTCTTATTATTTCCTTTGAGACTTTTAGCTTCTTGATTCGCTCCCTCATATAGTGATAGCCAATCTCTGCTTGTAGGTAAAATATGCGAAGAGGTCTTGGTGGTTTTAATCCAAGGAAAGGTTCGCCTGCCGCCATATGGATTAAGAAATTGATCAAAAAATCACTCTTTCCAACTTTGGGAGCGCCACCAATTAGAAGTAATCCGCCAGGCGTCAATAATCTTGGTGAGATCAAGTCCTCTGGCATTGGAGTTTCATCATTTAGAAACTCTGATATGGTGAAGCTTGGTAACTTTGGATCAGAGCTTTTTGCAGTATTTAGGAAGCTTCTAATATCAAACTTTTCTGCAACAGCATCATGAGCATCCCATTTATCTTTTTTACCATCAGGAGGGCTTAAAACTGAAACAAAGGAGCAGATATTTGCTAGATGTTTTGATAATCTCTTGGCGTAGCTAATTCCTGCCTCATCATTATCTGGCCAGATGATTAATTCTTTGTCTTGCAGCGGTGACCAGTCAGTTTTTTCCAAAGGAGCATTTGCACCAAACATTGCAGTTGTTGCAGTAAAGCCATTTTCAATTAAGGCATCTGCTGTTTTTTCTCCTTCAACGAGGATTATTTTTTTAGAAGTTGCAATTCCTAGAATGTTATAAACTGGCCTGATATCTGGCGCTTTTGCTTTTCTTGATTTGACATCCCAGATTCTAAATTGTTTTCCCTGGTCATTATCATAGCGATACACAACAGCGAGGAGTCGGTTATTTTGATCAAGATAGTTCCACTCAGCAGATGGCTTGCCAAGAATATCCATTGGGGGAAGTTTTTGAACTGGCTGGAATTTCCGTATAGTTGGATTATTCCCTAACCACTCATTAATTTTGGTTAAAAGTTTTGGAAATTCATTTTTGCCATAGCCTCTAACCTCAGCCCATAGGTTGAAAAGATCACCACCTTGGTTAGTAGCAAAATCAAACCAGCTTCCTTGCTTATCTCCTTGCAACTGAACAACTAGGCTTTTGCCTTTGTTACCTTCTGTGTCACCAATATAAAAACAGTTATTTTGAACATATCCATTGGGTAGCAGATAATGTAAAGCCTCATCTATTCTGCTAAGTAGAGAATTTCTAATATCATCAGTATCAAGTTTTTCTGGAGTGGAATATTGATTATTGGCGCTGTTAAAATCTAAAAAATCATTCATATTTATTTAAAATTTGAGATTAAAACAACGCTCACTCCATGGGCAAAATCGACATTCAAAATAAGAGGAGTCACTTGAGATTCGGGGTAGTAATTCTCCTGCCTCAGTAGCTGTTAGAATTTTGACGGCTTTATCGCTTAAACTTTGAGCTAGGGATTTATCGAAAGGGATTAATTCAAAATGTATTTCTGCTGTGTCCTTATTAATGGCGGTAAAAAGAGCGGGGTTTTTAGAAATATCAGGAATAGAGTTTTCCATATAAGCCTGATAGATAGCAATTTGTGCCGCATAGATTGGCTTTGAAATTACCAATCCTTTTTTGACCGTGTCGTTCCAAGACTTATTGTTTAAGGATTTACATTCCCAGAGCATTGGGAATCTTAGGTTTAACTCATTTGGGGCTGATGTAATTACGCCATCAATATGACCCTTGATCTTTCCGCCAACTACAGAGAAGCCAAATTGATCGCCATTTGGTTTATTGGTGACTAACTCAAATCCAACATCCCTTAACCATTTTATTGCCAGCTCTTCAAAAACATGTCCTGCTTGAAATATCCTTAAAATCTTGCCAGTAAAATTCTGACCTTCATCTTTTGGAGTTTTGGTATATTCGAATTGTAGAGCTCTATTACAACTGACTCCAAGACGAGATGCTCCAAGATAATCTCTGGACACTTGCTTCTCATTCTCAATTGTTAAAGCCTGATTAATTAAGGCGGATATTTCTTCTGATAATTTTGGTCTGTGGTTAAAATCTAGCATGGCAAATCCTCCTCTGAATCAGCTTCTTTTTGCTGCATAGATTCCTGATAGGCGGTAACAGCTACTTCAATTAAACAAAGGACTTCTTCCCTTGAATAATCAGCCAAAGGTCTGCTCATGCCAATTTCTGCCACATATTCACCGAGTGGCTTTAATGCGTATTCGATTGAGTCTTTTTCTTTTCTTGTTAAATCGATCATTGTTTTTTCTTTAAAATGGTTACTAAAAATTTCTTGGCAGTTGCGAGAGCAAAAATATTTCCTGTATCTCTGATTCCTTGGATCTCCTGCTCGAAGGGGAGGAGGAACAAATCCAAATCCTCCTGCCTCTCTTTTGCATATTTGACAGACTTTCATGATGCACCTCCCAATAGCAGGTTCTTGATTGCTGTTTTGTTGAAGTGGAATTTGAGTAGATTGGCTGCCTTATATTTGGTGATGCCAAAGTCGGTTCGGTATTTATGAGGTAGAAGATTGATCTGCTTTATTGATGCTGCTTCATTGAGCCATTTCTTGGATTTGTAAGCATTCTCATAGGTTTCATTTTCATTGAGAAAGTCGTCAGCTGCAGCAAGGCAAATTTGCTTTGAGCCATGGGCTAATAGTTTAATTCCTAGAAATTCACTGCCACCAATTGCGTGCCAATTATCATTTAGCAGAAAAGCTCCGGCAAAGGCATTAAAGCCACAGGCCATAAAGGAAGATTCATCATCAAATAAGTCGCACCATTGGAAATTTGATCTTTTGGTAAGCAGATCAATTTCTGTCATCTCAAAATTGACTAATTCTGACTTCTCTGCTTCTTGATTTGCTGTGAGATCAGCTCCGCACAAAGGACATTCTTTTGAAGCGGAAGGAATTAGGGTATTGCACTCAAAGCAGTTTTTTTGTGAATTTGGCTGTTTTTTATTTTCTGACTTTTTGGTATTTTCTAAATTTGCATCAACTTCTAAACAGCCGTGAGTTAGACTTGAAGTTCCAAAATCTAAAATTATGCAATCATCTTTGGTGATATCAGGATAAAGATCAGGACATACTACTCGAAGCCCTCTACCTATCATTTGAATCATAGTAGATTTAAATGATGAGGGACGAAGTAAAACAACGCAGGAGGTTGGTTGATAATCCCAGCCTTCAGTGAGAACAGCTACATTTACGATTACTTTTGCGTCACCTTGCTCATATTCAGTTAGAGTATTTTTCCTCTCTAAATCAGTTAAATTACCATGAATTAAAACTGTTTTGACGCCATTATTATTGAAAATTTCTGCAACTGAAATTGCGTGCTTAATGGTGGAACAAAAAATTACTGTTTTTCTGTCACTGGCATATTTTTGCCATTTATTAAAAACTTCTTGGGTGATAGGAGATTTATTCATAATCTCCTCAACTTCCTTCATATCAAAATCACCAGCAGTTTTTTTGACTGCTCCTAAGTCTCTTTGAGTGCCGACATCTATTATGTAGGTTTTTGGCGGCACTAAATGACCAGAGGCGATTAATTCTGATATTCTGATTTGATCGGCAACATTAGAAAATATACCAGATAGATTTTTCTTGTCACTTCTATTTGGAGTGGCAGTTACGCCATAAATTAGAAGGTTGGGATTTATCTTTTTTGCCTGAGCAATAATTCTTTGATAAGAATCTGAGGTTGAATGATGAGCCTCATCAATTACCAAAAAATCAATTTTAGGAATCTGGCTCAGACTGTTTTGCCTGCATAAAGTTTGCACCATGGCAAAAACAGCCTGACCAGCAAACGACTTCTCTTTAGCATCAAAAATTGATGTAGAAAATTTAGGATTAATTTTAAGAAATTTATCCCTATTTTGAGAAGTTAACTCATCACGATGAGCAAGAATTAGAGCTTTTTGCTTTTTTTGAATTATCTCTCCAGTAACTTTAGACAAAATCAGAGTTTTGCCTGCGCCTGTTGGAGCAATGCCCAGAGTGTTGCCATGTTCTTTTAGGGCAGCAACACTCTTATTTACAAATTCTTGCTGTCTTGGTCTTAGTATCATTTTAAATTACCCTTAATTTATTTTGATTACTGAGCCCAAGCTGGACGATTATTTGGTGCAGTTTGTGACGGCACATTAGATGCTTGAGAAGGTATAGAAATATTTCCCATCAATTTAGCATAATCCTTATGATCAGGAGTTATGGCGAATTTGATTTCATTCTTGCCATCGCCATTTTGATCTTTACCAACAGAGATTTTGGCAACGAACTCAATGCCGTCTAAATCTTTTAAACCATTTATTCGTCTAGCATTTTGAGCTTTCTCTGAATTGTCAGATTCAGCTACACCTCTTGCAGAATTGAGAATGGCTTTTACAAAAGATCTGCCTATATTAGCCCACTCAGGGCCTTTCTCACTATGAAGACCAATAAGACTCCATATTTTGCGTCTAGCAAATTCACCCTCCAAAACCACAAATTCACAGGAAAGATAGATTGATCCTGTATTTTGGTTTCTGGTTGCATATCCACCATTCCATCCTTGATTTTGATCATCATGACCACCTGGTCTGATCTGCATTCTAACTTTTGCTAGAGTGTTGTTTGGAATTAAATCGTAAGATGCTTGATTGTCTGAATTGTTAAAATCGTTCCACATAATTATTTACCTTTATTTGAGTTA